CGGACATAACTTTTCCGCTAATCACAAGCGGCTATAGGTAAGTGTCTAGTTCTAATACTAGCGGCACGAACCCTTAGGCAAAATATGTTATGTCGATATCGGTAGAATAATCGATCGGTATGGTAATATACAAATACAATTGTCATTGTCTTCCACTGGTGCGTTCCCCGGGTTGGGATCCTTACTCAGGACCCTTTCCCTTAAAGAGAACACTACCTTCCGAGATCAACCCCAGAATCCAAGCTTGGATCTAAAGGATCATCAAAAAGGTATTCCAGTTTAGGACGATTAAAATTCTCCATTTGTGTTTCTAACACCTCCTCCCAACTTAACGTTGAGAAACCCGGAGGAAATTCAAATTCTTCAGATAAACACTCTAGGGTGTCTAAATGTCGTTGATGAACTTCCAATGAGAAATCTTCAAAAGAAGGGGTAGGTATTAGATCAAAGCGTTTTGGTTTCAATTCCTTAGATAAAGATCCCGTGAACAACTTCGAATCAAAGAGTTTCGCTGTATAACCAGTGACTACCTGCATTAGGTAATCTGGCTTTACATCTAATTCAATGATCGGAGTAAGAAACTCGACAGACTTCTCAGAAGCCTGTTCTGTTCCCTTCACGGCATCGATAAAATCCCTCTGGAATTCTTCAAAAGTGAACATCTCATTTCCATCCAGGAATCTTTTTAAGAACATAGAATCTATGGAGCTCTGGAGCTCCTTTCGAATCTTATGATCACTAAAAGGCACCTGTAGGGATTTGAGATAGGAAAGAGGTGGTAGATCTTCTACATCTTGACCCAGGAACTTGTTCCTGAGCAAGAAATTTTGATTCACCACTCTTCTTACCTTTTCAATTTGAGGTATTCCAAGGAAATCCTCGTGATACTCACTATTCAGAACAGGCTCGTTGAAGCAACGGTCCATCTCCTGAAGAGTGGTATTACAGAGTTTCTCCTTTGAGAGATAAGGTATTGAAAGACAACCCTTCTCAGGAGTAATTCGATTTAACATGTCACTAAGATACACAAGAACCTCGGTTCTTTTAGATCTATTCGACACATTGGCTCGATTACCCCAGTTGAAGGCTAGTCCACCATGAGATACAGGGACGGAAATACTCCTAACAGTTCTTCGCAATTTTGTCCTATTCAAGGACTTAAAAAGCTGATGAACTTCATCGGGAGAATCTGATTCCATCATAATCTCAAGGTCACGCAAACACTCTCCTAAAACTTGACTTCTACGGTCAAGAACCCTTTGTTTACCGGAACACAGGACCTGCGACTCACGAATCAATTGTGAGTTCACGGTTCCGTATTCTTTATGAATGTAATTCTTTCCAGCAGAAAGGGAAAGTCCGAATTCACGAACTTTCTCCTTCCACAATGGATAGGTTTTAGCAGGGGTTCGCATTAGAATGTCATCTCCATTAATCAAGTATTGATGGGGAGACAATCCTACGAACTTAGCTGTACAATCATTAAGTAAACATAACAAAGGAAAAGAAAGAAGACTTCCCATTAATTGGCCAGATTCTTGTAGAACCGGGGTTAAACCCGATCCTTCAGGATAGACCAATAAATGTGGGGAGATTTCTTTCATTGCCCAGCGTTTTGTGGGTTCGTGATCAATAGACTCTAAAATTCCTTCTAATAGTGCTTTAGAAGCACTTATAGCAAAGGAATCGGTAGCGGCACTATAATCTCCAGAAATCCAAACATCCTCTGAGGAACTACTATTGTAGATCCTTTGGATGGCGGGTTCCAGGTTATTAGTACCGTGAGTTAGACAAAACTGCTCTTCAGTACCTAAAGCATGCCACATGGCACGCTGCAGGGGCTTCAAACAGAATGTCTCACCGATTCCAGCCGTGATAGTCCTAACCTTAAGTGGTTCAACAATTGGTTGAACACGAACAGGTAAAGGTCCATCAGGAGGGAATGACGAAAATGTTAAAGTATGATGATTGACCGCTCCCTGAGGGGAACAGTCAAAACCTAAAGAGGAGGGAAGATGAGGTTCGATCTGATCAGACCAAAATTCTTTCCCAATATTCTCAATAGGATCATCATGCTTGGTATCAATTTTCTGAGTCCAAGTTTTACGATTGTTATCATGAAATTTTTGACGAACTTTATACGTTGAAATCATGAGTTCACCAAGTTCAGGAAGATCAATGTGCGTCCATAGGGCACACATTGCTTCGTTCTTCCCGGTTAAGGTGAATTCAGATTTCTCCGAGTAATACATCAAAGACTGGTTCTGACCGTTAAGTTGCTTATCGGTCACAGTACCTCTAGGAACCGCTAGGTCGGGATGAAGAAGATTCTTCTTCCTAACCCAGTTTGGTGGTTCTCTAAGTCGGTGGAGCTTTCCATTTTCACAGTATAGAGGGATGTGAAAACGTCGCCAGAAGCTGGCGTCGTCTAATATCCCTGCTGTGTCTTTGTAAAGTCCACGTAGACTATCTCCGTATCGGAGATTAGAAGTACAGATAATGATTGGGGAAGTGAAGTACTTCCCTTTTTCATCCAGTTTTGCCATCGGAACAATATAAGAATTGCAAGATACAAGAGCTTGAAACTCTTTGATATCTTCGCCTTCCAAGGATTGGCCAATATCATCCAAGATGACTATCGGCTGATTCCTGTAATTATCCCAATGGTCTGTATTACAAGTTCGTTCAAAAGTTAGATCTCTTCGATCAACACCAGGGAATAAGATACTCAACTTACTAATTAGATTAGCAAGAGAGGTACTTTTCCCAGAAGCCGGTTGTCCAAATAAACCAATAACAAAAGGTTCGATCCGATCGGAAACATCACTACTCACGGATGAGTTGTGAAGAGTTTTCCGGTAAACTAAGTCACCCTTGACTCCTCCCGCATTGCGGGGGAAGGCAAAAGTGGCCTTGTTAGTAGGATTAAAACCTTTATTTGGTTTGTAAAATTGGGCAACCTTCTTTCCAAAATCCCTTCCTCGTTGACGGAGTAAATCAAGAGTATCCTGATTCACCCCTATATGAGGAGAGGAAAGTTGGTCACGGTGTTTTTCGAGAGTTTCTTGAATAAAAGATTCCGGAACACTTTCGCATAAAGATTTGGATTGTAATAAAGAAAAGAAGAACTTCGTCTTCTTTGCCTTTTCCAATCCATATATCCATCTTTGAAAGTGATACGGAACCAAATCAAAACGAGCTCCCTCAGGGAGCTCCTCTTGTTCAAGAACTTCTGACACATGATAACATAGAGAATTTTTGAAGCATTTTATGATACTTTTTTCATCTGATAAACCAAGCTTACTGAGCGAGGAATAAAAGTGAATAAATAGAGTGGATAATTGATTTCCTTTCAAGGCCTTATGGGTTTTACCCCACAAGGTTCCACGGCCTCTACGAGTCCGTTGGAGAAACGCGAAATCATCAATCTTTTCCATTTTCAGTGTCAAATAAAATGCGAATGACAATTTTAGACAATGAATCACCTTTCTATAATCCCTAAATAATAAAGGGTAGAAAGATTCAATGTTGTCTAGGGAAACTTTGTTTTCTCGACAAAACTTAATATATCCCTGTGGCTCTGAAGCTACAAGGATTTTTTGTTTTTCGAGACTCGTCAAACGTTTCCGAATATTACCACCGGCGCTCTTTGCTCGCCTCCGAATAGAATCGACCCAAACTAGTTGGGTTAATCCATTTGGGAGACTAACAGTCTCACATTCTTCATCGAAATGAAGAAGCGACAAGAGTACCTGATCGAGTTTTGACTCACCTAGATAGTAACTTCTCAAAAAGAAGCGACTTTCAAAGGTATGGTCAACTATATCCTTTCCAATACTTTTTTTTACCTGGTTTCGCCCCCTTACGGGGTGGGCGTGGCTAGGCAACCGTTGCTGATCTTTTACCGGATCCGCGACGTGATTGAAAGTCTTGGAAGTATGTTGTTTCGAACAATAGGGCTAACTAGGCCACTAAAGTCTAGTGAATTTGGTTCACGTTCAATAACATGCAGATTTAAAGAAATAATCAAAGGTTGGGGGAACACCTCTAAATCATTAATTTCTTTAATATAATTCTACACAAAATCTCACGACTGCAGTTCACACTGCGATCTCTCCTC